CGATCAGGTCAAGACGATGGCCCGGCAGTCGGTGCTGCGGCAGGTGACGATTCACGAACCGACCGATGCGCCCGCGGGCCCGTTTGGGACGCGCAGCGTCGACCGGTACCGTGTGCTGCGGCTCACCGACACCGGGGTCACGTATGCGCTGTGGGAACACCGGAAGGCGGAGGGCAGTAGCGGCGAGCATTTCGCGCTCCTGACCAGCGGCCCGATGCTCGGCGCCAAGCGGGCACCGTTGACGGAGATCCCGCTGGCGGTCGGCTACGCGAGCCGCCCCGCTGCGCCGTTCGTGGCCGACCCCAAGCTGCTTGCGATCGCCGAGCTCAACCTCGACCACTACGGCCTGACCGCCGATCGGCGCTATCTCATGCGCCTGACGCACGCGCCGACGCTGTTCCTCGCCGGTGTGTCGGCCGACCGCGACGATACCGGCACCGAGAAGCCGATCGAGGTGGGCCCGAACTCGGTTGTCCGCGCCACGGATCCTCAGGCGAAGATGGCGTGGGTCTCCGCCGATCCGAACGCGCTGACGGAGAGCCGTGCGGAGCGCGAGGCGATCGTGCAGGAGATCGGCGCGCTGGGCCTGTCGTTCCTCGCCAAGGACCGCCGCGGGAGCGTGGAGACCGCGACGGGGCGGCAGCTCGACATGGCCGCCGAGAACCAGTCGCACGCGAGCGTCGCGCGTGGCGTGCAGGACCTGCTTGAGAAGGCGTTCCGCTTTCATGCGGTCTACCGCGGGCTGGCGGAACCGGAGATCGAGATGCACGCCGCCTACGCCGCCCCCGAGGTGAACCCGCAGTTGGCCGCGCTCGTGTGGCAGGCCGTGCTCAAGGGCGTGCTTGAGGTGAGCGACTGGGTGGAGTACATGCGGACCGGCAAGCTGCCGGAGAGCGCGACGCTCGACGTCACGGTGGCGGGGGCGATCGGTGCCGCCGAGGCGGACGCACAGAGTGCCGAGGAGCGCGCCGGACAGACGGGGAACCATGCGGATGGCGAAGGCGCGGACGCCACCGACGGCAGGGGCACGGCGGCACAGGGACAAGCCGCGTAATCCATGCCACGCGCCGTGGTTTTGTAAAACGGCGGGGCGCACTATTGTGCCCGCATGACGCCGACCGATCCCCGCCGCGTGCATCACTGGGATACGCTGATTGCGCTGTCCCGCGACTTGGCTGCCCCGATGGCCGTGTTCTACCGCGAGTGCCGCGCGCACGGTATGGACGCTGAGGCCGCGCGCGTGGTCACGGTGGCGTTGCTCACGTTGTTCGTCGCCCCGATCCCCCCAACGCAGGAGCAGCCATGACCCGTCCCAAACTGTCCCCGGCGGCGCTGTCCAAGCAGCTCGCCAACAAGCTTACGGTCGCCTACGCGATTGTCGACCGCAAGACGCACCGCCTGCGCGGGTTCGCGCTCTCGCGCCGCGAGGCGTACGCAAAGCGGAGGGCGATGAGCCAGGCCGCGTCGCTGACCGTGAAGGTGGTGCGCATTCGGGTGGTGGTGTGAGTTGGTCCCCCCTCGTCACGGCGCGGCGGGTGCTCAAGCAGGAGCGGACGCGCGCGCAACTCAACCACGACGACCCGGAGCCGACGCGATGACGACGATTGATTTCGACAAGTGGCAGACGATCACGACGCTCGACACCGGCGCACATGATCCGACCGACGGGAAGATGTGCGTCATGGAAGCGGTGGCCTACGTCGCTGGCGAACCGTGGAGCGATCACCCGCAATGCGTCTCGCCCGTGATCGCGAAGTTTTTGCGGACGTGGAACGACGATCTCTCCGACGCCGAGACGCGGACACGCTTGCTCGCGCCGCTGATCCCTGACGTGATCGGCACGCGCACGACGGACGCGGACGAGGAGACGCGGGCATGGCTGGCGACCGACTGGCTGGTGCGCGTGTATGCGCCCGCGTGGCTGGACCTGACGCCGTCGCTGGCCTCGCACGCCACGGCGTTGCGGGCGCTGCCGTCGCTGACCTCTCCCGAAATTGCCGTGGCGTGTCAGTCGGTGATTGAGGCGGCGGACTCGGCGGCGCTCGCGTCCGCCTCGGCGGCGCGCTCGGCGGCGCGCTTGGCGGCGGACTCGGCGGCGTTCGCGGCGGCGTTCGCGGCGGCGCTCGCGGCGGCGTACTCGGCGGCGCGCTCGGCGGCGCTCGCGGCGGCGCTCGCGGCGGCGTACTCGGCGGCGCGCTTGGCGGCGGACTCGGCGGCGTACTCGGCGGCGCGCTCGGCGGCGCGCGAGGCCCTTGCCCCGACCGTCGCCACGCTCCAAGCGTCGGCCGTCGAGCTGGTGCGTGCGATGTGTGCGGTGGGTCGTGAGGAGGGCGCGTGATGACGACGGACGAGATTTTGCGGGAGTTTGATCTACGCTGGCTGATGAACTCCGAGCATCTCGCAAATAGCGAGCGAGCGCAGTTGCGAGCCCTCGCCGACGCGCTGCGCGTGGCGCGGGAGCGAGAGGCGAGGGTGCCTAAGGAGCCGTCGCCCCTTCGCCTTCACGCGGAACGAGAGCTTAACGCCATCGGCGAGACGTCCCCGATGCGCGAACACTTGTTGCACATGGTCGATGTGTTCAGCGCAGAGGACCACAGCGGGTTCTCTGCGTCGTTCGCGGCGAGCGCGCTTGATAAGCTGCTGCGATTCGAGCCGTTAACTCCGCTCACGGGTGACGACAGCGAGTGGATGGAAGTGGGCGATGGACTGTGGCAGAACATTCGGTGCTCGCACGTCTTCAAGTCGATCGATGATGGCGCGTACGACATCGACGGGCGCGTGTTCCGCGATCCTGACGGATGCCGCTACACCAACGGGAAGTCGCACACGCCGGTCACGTTTCCATACACGCCGACGCGGGTGTACGTCGATGTAGACGTGGACGGAAACGCCCTCGACGCGGCCACGACGGGGGGCTCACTATGACGATGAACGACTGCACCAGACACGCCGAGTGCTACATGCCATACAAGTATTGCCAGTATCCGCGATGCGAGTACGGACGCGGAGTCCCGAAGGATAATTGTCCAACCCTGCCCTACATGCAGGGCGAAGCGGAGGGGCTTCCTGCCCTTGGCTTCGAGGCTCTGACGCTGGCGCTCGCGATTGCGCAGCGTGCACAAACCGGAGTGATGCTCTCGTGGGAAATCGCGAAAGGCATCCTCCGGGGATACGAAATTGCTCTGCAAACGGTTGAGAAGCACGAGGCGACGATCGAGCAGCAACGTAAGGCGGTGGCTCTTTGGGAGAACTACGCGCTGACGAGTCCGTGCGACTACTGGAAACCCATCAGAGACGGCGGAATCGCGCTTCCGTGTAACTGTGGCAAGAACTGTGACGCGACCACGACCACGGAGGAGAAGTGAGCGCCCTCCGCATGGACGCCTATTACTACAGTTTTGATCCGACGGGGGAACGGCTTGTGGATGAGGTGCTGTCAGCCGTCGCGTGGGCCGGGAAGGCATACCATCACACTGGCGACTGGAATAAAGAGTGCGGCGGATATTATGGGCCGTACAACAGGGGCGACACGCCGGTCGGCTATATCCAGCCCAAGGCTGCCGAGTGCGCGGCAACGCTTACCGACCTCCACGACCGCCTCGCCGCCGCCGAGCGGGAGCGGGATGAGTGGAAGGCCAAGTACGAAATCGCTAACGAAGTGAGCGAGAACGCGCATCGTCACAATACCGCACTCCGCGCTCAGCTCGCCGCGCTGACGAGTGAGGCGGCATCCCCCGCTCCGTCTGTCGAGGAGGGTACCGAAACACACTTCGGGACCCCGCACGACGCGGTCGTCGTCGCGGCGGCGGAGGCGTATGCAGCACACGCCCCGTATGACGTGAGCCACTACAGCGTAGAGGCCGGCGACGCGTACGACAGGCTCCTCGACGCCGTGCGCGCGAAGCGGGAGGCGAGGTGACCCTCTCTATCAAGGCCCGCGCCGCCGAAGCCGGCCTGCGCCCCAACACGGTCTACAACCGCCTCCATCGCGGGTGGGATCTCGACACCGCGCTCACGCGCCCCGCCATGCGGAAAGGCGTCGTCCTGCCCAAGGCGCTGGCTCACGTCCGCACGCACCCCGGCTGCACCGCGCGCGAGGTCGCCACGGCGATCGGCGAGCCGCACGAGATCGTGCGCGTAGCGCTCTGGCAGCTCGTCCGCGCGCAGGTGCTCGTCACCGATACCACGATGGCCCTCGTGAGCGGGCGCGCGACCGAGATCCGCCAATACCGCGAGAACCCCGACTGATGCCGACGCCTGCCCAGCAAGCCGCCGCGGACCGCCTCACCGCGTTGGCCCAGCGATTGGAACCGCGGCTCCACGCGGCGTTCCTGGCGTACGTCCGCAGTCTCGCGCCGGAGACGCTCGGCCCGTTGGTCGAGGCGCTGACCGTCAGCGATGTGACTGGCGCCGTGGAACTGCTGCTCAACCAGCTGGCCGTCACGGCCGCCACCGCCCAGACGCGCGCCGCCTTCGCTACCGCCCTGCAGCAACTCGCCACGCCCGAAGCGTCCGCCGTCTCGACGGTCCTCCGCGTCCGCGTGATCGCGCCGGTGATGTCGACCGGGCTGCTCAATGCCCTCCGGCGCTTCGAGCACGGCGCGTTCGCCGGAATCCAGCAGGACGTGCGCGACGGGGTGCGCGAGGTGGTCACGCGGGAGCTGGCCACTGGCGTCGGGCCGAGACAAGCCGCTGTGGCCATCAAGCAGCAGCTCGCGATCGGTGGCCTCACTGCGTACGACGAGCGGATCATCGGGAGCTTTCAGCAGGCTTTGCGCGAGGGGCGCCTCTCGGACGCGCTCCGGCGCACGATCCGCGACAAACGGTTCGACCGGACGCTGCGGAAGCTGGCCGGCAAGCCCCTATCCGAGGAGCAGATCGCCGCCATGACGGCCGCCTACCGCCGCAAGCTGGTCGCCTTCCGCGCCGATACGTTCGCCCGCACGCAGGCGATCCAGGCGGCCAACGAGGCGACGGCGGCGAGCTGGCGCCAAGCCGTCGAGCAAGGCGTGCTGCCAGCGTCACAGGTCCGCCGGTATTGGGTGGTGGCTGACGACGAGCGGCTGTGTCCGATCTGCCAGCCCATGCCCGAGCGATTCCCCACCGGGGTGGGCCTCGACGAGGAGTTCACGCTGCCGGATGGCACGCCGATCTACAGTCCCCCTGCGCACCCCAACTGCCGCTGCGCCGGCGTCATTCGCCGCGAGCGCCCCGACGTCCGACCCGCCCCCGCGCCCGGCGTGGGCTTTGACTACTCCACCATCCCTGCCCCTCAACGGAGACCCGCATGAACATCCAGCAGGACGACCACACGGCCACGTTCACCGCGCAGGCCGGCTACACGGGCGACAATCCGTCATTCGTGCTGTGGCTGGCCACGGCCTTCCCGTTTGCGGGTGACCTCATCGCCCATGCCGAAACCCTGCGCGCGCACGGGCTCACCGTCGATGGGGTGGCACATCCCGCGATCGCGGAGGCCGACGCGGCGATGGCGGCCACGGACGCGGTGGCCGAGGAGGACGAGGACGACAGCGCGCGCTGACGAGCGTCGACAGAGGACGGCAGAGGACGGCAGAGGCGGGGCCCCAGTGGGTCCCGCCTCTCTGCGCTCCGTATGGTCGCGCGCGGACCATCGTGGCACACTGCGGCATCACTCATCACCCCTGAGGGGAATCGATGTCGCTCAAGCTGTTTGCGGTGAAGGACGCCATCCCGGAATCGCTGCGCGAGTCCGCGATCGAAACGAAGGACGGCCAGTGGGCCGTGTCGGACGTCGAGGGGCTGCGCTCCTCGCAGCAGAAGCTGTTGGACGAAAAGAAGCGCTTGCAGGACGAGTACGAGCAGATGCGTCAGTCGCTGGGCGGCCTGACGCCGGCGCAGATCGCGAAATATCGCGAAGACATGCAGCGCCTCGAGGACGACCAGGCTCGCAAGGCCGGGGACTTCGACAAGCTGTTGGAGAAGCGGATCGGCGAGACCAAGGCCGAGTACGAGAAGCGTCTCGCGGCGCTTGAGCCGTACAAGCAGAAGTACGAAGATCGCGAGCTGGAGATCGCTATTCGCGATGCGGCGAGCAAGGCCGGTGTGATCGCCACGGATCTGCCGTTCGTGCTTGACATCGTGAAGGGACGCCGGATCAAGTACGATGAGAAAGCCGGCAAGGCGGTGGTGTTCGACAAGGACGGCGATCCCACCGGCTTGAGCGTCGAGAAGTTTTTCGCGGAATCGTTCAAGGCGGAAGCGCCGAAGTTCTACGAGCCGGCGGGGGGATCGGGCGGCGGAGCGGGAGGCGGTGGGGGCGGCGGCAAGCCGACGCTGCCCGTCGGAACGGTCTCGGCCCGCGACAACGCGGCCCTGATCGCGAACCTCGACAAGATCGCTGCCGGACAGGTGAAGGTCGCCAGCTGACCCTGGCACGGCTGCGCTGAGCGCGGCCCCGCAGGACGTGCACCACTCCAGCGTCGCGCTGAGCGCGTGCTGATTCGCCCTCCCACGGGGCGTTCGGTGCGCGCGCAGCGCGATCGCATTCCCGCGATCGGGGCGCGCGCGAGACCCAACAGGAGCCATCGATGGCCAACACACTTACTGACATCGTTCCGATCCTCGTCGCGCAGGGCCTGCAGACGCTGCGCAATGCCTGCGTCATGCCGCGCCTGGTGAACACCGACTACTCCAACGAGCCGGCCAACCAGGGCGACGTCGTCAACCTCTGGATCCCGTCGGCGCAGTCGGTGTCCGACGTGTCGCCCAGCGCCGCGCCCATCCAGGCCGCCGATACCCAGCCCGTCAAGGCGCAGATCCCGCTCAACCGGTGGCGCCGCTCGGGCTTCTATCTGACCGACAAGCAGATGGAAGAGATCGTCAGCGTCCCGGGCTTCAAGTCGAAGCAGACGGGCGAGGCGGCCAAGGCGCTCGCCGAGGACGTCAACGCCTACATCTTCCAGCAGTACAAGAAGGTGTATGGGTACCAGGGGACGGCGGGCACCACGCCGTTCGCGTCGGATGTCACGGCCGCGACGAACGCGCGCAAGCAGCTCAACCTGCAGAAGGCCCCGCTCGCCGATCGGCGCTTCGTGCTCGACGTCAACGCGGAAGCGAATGCGCTCGCGCTACCGGCGTTCAACGCCGCGTACAGCTCGGGCACCACCGCCACCATGATCGACGGCACGCTCGGTCGTCGCCTTGGCTTCGACTTTGCCATGGACCAGCAGGTCCCGACGCATACCTCGACGGCGCTGTCGGCAGGCGCGGCGACGGTGAACGGCGCGCAGACCGTCAATCAGGGCTCCACGGACGCGGGGCGCACCGGTACGGTGTCGATCGCCAAGGCGACGAACGCCTCGAATCTCGTGGCGGGCGACATCATCAGCTTTGCCGGCGACAATCAGACGTACGTCGTCCTCGCGGACGTGACCCTCGCGGTGGGCAACACGACGGTCTCGATCTCGCCGGCGCTGCAGACCGCCAAGTCGGGCGGTGAGGCGGTGACGCTCCGCGCCAGTCACGTGGTTAACCTCGCGTTTCACCGCGACGCGTTCGGCTTCGTCACGCGCCCGCTTATCACGGCGTCGCAGAACGTCGCCGAGATGATGAGCATGGTCGACCCCGTGTCGGGGATCGCGCTGCGCCTTGAGGTGGTGCGCCAGAACAAGCAGTGGCTGTTTGACTTCGACGTGCTCTACGGCGCCGCCTGCGTGCGCCCGGAGCTCGCCACGCGCTACGCCGGCTGACCGCCTTCGTAAGGGATCCGAGATCGCGCGCGCTTCGGTGCGGCGGTCTCGGGATCCCCGCCCGGCGTCATCTCCCACTCACCAGACACGACGATGTCCAACACTGACACGCCCGCCACGCTCTTCGTGCCGCAGCCCGCGCCGCCGACCATGAAGATCGTCTCGGACGAGACCGACGACGGGTTCATCATCATCAACCGCGTCGACTTCGACCCCGAGACGATGGTCGACCTCGACGCGCCGAAGCCCAAGCGCTCGCGCGGGGCCGCCGATCTGGCGCCCGCCGATCTGGCGCCCGCCGACCCGACCGCGCCGGCGACGTAAGGCCGCATGGCACTCACGCTCGTCCTCGAAGACGGCACGGGTCGCGCGGATGCGACCACGTTCCTCTTACGGGCAGAAGCGACCTCGTTGCTTGAGGCGTCGCCGTATGCGAGCGCGTGGCAGAGCGTTGACGCCACCATGCAGGAGCAGTGCCTCGCCGAGGCGTCCGCGTGGCTGTCGCGCGCACCGTGGGATGGCATCGCCACGTACGAGACGCAGGCGCTCGCGTTCCCGCGGGCCGGCCTCGCGACGCGTGATGGCTACGCCATCGCGTCAAACCTCATGCCGCTGTGGCTGAAGCAGGCCACGGCTCGTCTCGCGTTCTGGCTGTCGCAGCAGAGCGCGTCCCCATTCGCCGACACCGGTCTCGACCCGCACACCGAGCTCACGCTCGCGTCGGGCCTCAAACTGACGCCGAGTGCCGGTACCCTCATGCCCCCCGATGTGCGGGCGCTGATCGCACCATTCCTGCGGTCTGGCAACCGGGTGGTGCGCGCGTAATGGGCGTTGACGTCGCAGCGCTGACCCAGCGCGGGATGCGCACAGCCGCTCGTGCGGGCCTGTTGTCGCGGGCGACGATCACGCGTCCGGCGCCGCCCCCGAACGCCGTGACCGGCGTGAAGACCGGGATCGAGACGTCATTCGCGCTCGACGTGGATGTGCTCAAGCTACCGAAGGTTGCGCGACGGAACCAGGCGTTCACGGCGTGCAGCGTCGCCGTGTACGCGGCCGCAGCGGACTGCCCCGTCCCGCCCCTTGTCGGCTATACCGTGCAGGTGGGCGGTAAGACCTACCGTGTGGCCGCCATCGACACGGACCTCGTCAACGGAGTGACGGTCGGCTACGTCATCGGGGGCGCGGCGTGAGCGATCCCCTCGCCCTCGTCTACGCGTTCGAGGCGCAGCTGGATCGCTTCGCCGACCTGACGGAGGAACGGGCGCTCGTCGTCGTGCAGGCGGCGGCGCAGACGACGCTCGCGGCGATCACCGTCGGCAATGCGTACGGTCCCGGCGCCCCGCGCGATACGGGCTGGCTCTCGCAATCGTTTGCCGTCGGCCTCAACGCGCCGGCGGCCGTCGAGACGCAGCGGCCGTTCGTCTCGCGCAAGGTGACCAAGCCCGGCACGGTCGTGTTCAGCGACCGCGTCGACCCGTCGAAGATCAACAGCGCCAAGCTCGGCGACATCATCTACCTGACGACGGCGACCGAGTACGGCCAGTATCTGGAGTTCGAGCCGAAGACGCGCCGCTGGGCGCCAGGCCAGGGTTCGTCGACGGTGTTTCTTGAGCCGGTGGTGACGCGCTTCACGCAGATCATGGACGACACGGTCGCCAGCGTGAGGCCCGCGTAATGGCCACCAACTGGGGCGACGCGTTCTTGACGGCCGTGCGCACGGTGCTCGTCGCGATCCCCTCGCTGCCCACGACCCGCGCGTGGATGAACACCACGGTCCAACCGTCCGTGATGGCGCCGTTCATCGCCGACCGGGTCGTTGCGTTCGACAGTGTGCCGTCCGCGTGCGGCCCCGGCGCCAACAAGCGGCGCACCGTCGCCTATCAGGTCATCATCTCATGGCCGGTGGGGCAAGACGGATTTGATACGCTCACCATGTCGGCGGCCATTGAGGACGCCTTTCAGGCCGCGACCGAAGCGGGGACGATGACGATCACCGGCGGCGATCCGATTGAGCTCGTGTCCGTGCGCGGCGGACCGATGCAGGAGCCGCCCGAACGGCTGCTCTACCCCGTCACGCTCGTGCTGCAGTTCGACCATCCATAGGAGATCATCATGGCCATCGCAAATGCTCGGGGCTGGCGCCCTGTCTATCTCAAGGAAGTGACGCCGGGCACCACGCCGGGCTCGGCCGGCACCGTCATCCGCTCGACGGGCGGCGGTGGGCGCATCCAGTTCTCGTCGGAGGACAGCGCGGAGACGACGCTGATCGAGACGCCGGACTTTATCCGCACGGATGCGGACGGCACGATCACACTGAACGGGGAGTGGAGCTACGGCGCGCTCCATTGGCTGCTGGAAGGCATCCACGGCAATACCTTCTCGACGAACGTGTTGACAGTCGGGTCCACGCTGCAGACGTTTACGTACGAAGACCAGTGGCTCAACATCGATACACCGAAGTATCTGCCCTTCAAGGGCTGCGTGGTGGAGCGTCTGACCATCAATTACACGCGCGGGAAGGTCACATGGAGCGCGACGCTCCGGCCGATGAAGATCCCGACGGCGTACGCCTTGACCTCGGCGTTCACGGGCGGCCCCACTGCCGCGCCGACCAACCGGATTATCTCGCATGTCACCGGCCTGCAGCTCGCGCAGGAAGGCGGTGCGTTGGATCTCAAGGGCACGGTTGGCATCTCGCAGTTCTCGCTGGAGTTTGTGCGCCCGGCGATCCTGTACAAGCAGGTCGGTTCCCTCTCCAGCGCGGACATTGACCAGGGCATGTTCCGAGCGAGCGGCACCGTGTCCTGCTGGTTCAAGGATACGACGATCCTCGACAAGGTGCTCGGTGACACGCTGTCCAGCCTGTCGTTCACGATCGGCAATCAGTCAGCCAAGAATGAGAATTACCTCTTCACATCCACGTCGTTCCTCGACGGAGGCACGGAGCCGGTCAGCCTGAACAACGGCGTGCTGCAGACGTTCCAATTCGGCTCGCGCGCCGACGCGACCAACACGTCGTCGAAGATCACCCGCACGCCGTAAGGCGGACGGTCACCCACCGTCCTGGCGCGCGTGGTGGGCGTGTCGTCAGGGCGGTGTGGTGCGGGTCTCCCCACCATCCCACCATGAGGCATGACCGATGGCCGAGATTTCCAGCATTTTCCTACGTAGCCGCGCCGAGGCGGGCGCGAAGATGACCGTGACGAACCCGCTCAATCCGACCGAACTGTTGCTCGGCGCCGATGGGACGCCCGCGACGATCACGCTGATCGGCATCGATTCGAAGGTAGCGCGCCGGCATCAGCACCGCCTTGACGCGGCAAAAGAGTCCAAGATCTACGAGAAGGCATTCAACAAGGCGAACGATGAGTCGATGGATCTCGGCAACGTGGTCACCGAGGACGACATCGAGGCGCGCGATGAGGTCTCGATTGACCTGCTGGTCGCGCTGACCGTCGCGTGGAGCGGCTTCGAGATGGCCGGCGAGCCCTTCCCCTGCACGGCCGAGAACGCGCGCCGGCTGTACGAAGAATCCCCGCCGATCCGCGCGCAGGCCGACGCATTCGTCCGGGATCGCGCGCGTTTTTTCGTCGACTCGGCCGCCTCGTCACCCAGTACGCCGAGCACCGGTTCGCCCTCGGCCGACGTGTAGCCGGCGGGATGACGATCGGCGAGCACCTGCGCGAAGCCGCGCGCGTCGACCCTTCGGCGCGGCGGGAGTTGGTCGGCCCGACGCTGCCGCCGATTGCCGAGCGGGCATGGTCCGTCTTCGGCGACCTCCACGCGTGCCGCCCGCTCTCCGCGCAGGGCATCACGCCGATCAGCTACGTCGAGATGGACGCTTACTGCCGCATGACGGGGCAGCAACTGGCCCCGTTGGATGTGTTCCTCGTGCGCACCATTGACGAGGCGTTTGTCGCTGAGTGGGCGATACAGGCCAACCCGCGCGCCGATGACGACGCGGGGACATCGCTTCCCGACCTTCCGGAGTCCTGACGATGGCGGATATTGCGCAACTGGGCGTTGCCATCAAATCCGATGAGGCGAAGAAGGGCGCGCAGGAGGTGCGCGGCGCGCTCAAAGACATCGCGACAGAAGCGAAGTCGACCGCCACGGCCGTCGATCAGGTTGCGCAGTCCGCCGAGAAGATCGGGACATCGGGAGCGAAGGTTCGGCCGGCAACCGCCGCCACGCGGGAACTGACGGCGGCAACCGCCGGCCTGTCCAAGGCGTCCGAGATCGCGGCGGACGCGGTCAACCGCGAAGCGGCCGTCTTCGCGGATCTCTTCCGCCAGATCAAGGCGGGCAAGGCGCAGGTGACCGAGATCCAGGCGGCGAGCGTGGCCGCCTCGACGGCGATGGGATCGGCGGCGACGGCGAGTAGCGGGTTCGTGGCGGCCCTGGCTCCGCTCGGCGGTCCCATCGGCGCCGGGATCATCGCGGCCATCACGGTCGTGCCCATGATCATGGACGCGATCCGGAAGAGCACCGAGGAGGCGAAGCGCGAGGCCAAGGCGTACCGTGACGAGCTCGCGAAGCTGAGCCCCGCCGCGCTCGAGGCGGCGAAGGCGACCGAGCTCGCGCTGCAGGCACGCATCCGCTCGACGCCCATGACGGCCGGTGCGCGAGCCGACGCGCTGGCCGAGTCGAATGCGCGACTGAACCCCATCCTCGCCGCCATCGGCAGCGAGCAGACGCAGCAGGCGCTCGCGTTCTCCAAGGCGCTGCAGGAGAATCAGCGCGAGCTGCTGAACACGGCCGACCGGATCGCCGTCTTCCGCAAAGAAGGCAAGCTGGCCGCCGAAGCCTTTGGGAACGCCGCGAAACAGTGGGACGCCTCCGGGCGATCGGCCAAGACGTTAGGGGAAGCCCTCGCGGCTGGCGATCAGGACGCGCAGCGGCTGCTCACGGCCCAAAAGCAGTTGGCCACGGCGAATGCGACGTGGACCACCGCCCTTGAGGGCGGGGTGAAGGCGGCACGCGAGAAAGCCAAAGAGGACGAGAAGGCGCTTCGCTCCCAGGAGGCCTTTGCCGAGTTTGTCCGCAAGGGGAAGGCTGCCCTGGCCGAACAGGCGGAGGCGGAGCGGAAGCTCGCCACGAAGATCGCCGAGACGAATGCGGTGATGGCCGAGCGCATCGGCAAGAGCGGCGCCGAGCTGGCGGCGACGCAGGCGCAGCTGGAGGCGCTGCAGCAGAGCGAGGCGGCGTACCGCAAGGTGATCGCCGCGCAGCAGCGGCAGGCCGAGGTCGAGGAGGCCGCCAAGCGGATCAAGACCGGCAACGTGATGCTCGACAACATCCTCATCACGCAGATCGGCAAGGAGATTGAAGCGCGACAGCAGCTCAAGGAGCAGATCGACTTCCTGCTCAAGCAGCGCGAGGCGCTCAACGGGTGGACCGGGGAGGATCCGTTCCGGATCGGCCAGTCGATCGACGGTGCGAAGCAGTGGCAAACGGCGCTGGAAGGGGTCACGAGCACGCTGCGCGACCTCGCGGGCGTGATGAACGGGACCGGCAGCGACGCCGTGAAGATGCTCGGCGGCATCACGGCCGCCGTCGATGGGCTCGTGCGTGCGCAGGCGCGGGCCGAGCAGATGCGGAAGGACGGACAGTCGCTGACGACGGGGCAGGCCGTCGCGGCGGGGGTCGGCGGACTGGTGGGCGCCTACGGCGCGGGCGCGGCCGTGGGCAGTCTGACGACCAGTAAGACGGCGGGCGCGCTTGGTGGGGCGGCGGCAGGGGCGGCGACCGGCGCGGCTGCAGGATCCGTGGTGCCGGGGATTGGCACGCTCGTCGGCGGGATCATCGGCGGCGTGGTCGGTGGTCTCGGCGGGTTGTTCTCCGCGGCGACCCAGGGCAAGCAGGCCGCCGCGCAGATGCAGCTTGCGCAGCAGCAGTTGGGTAAGTCCCTCGAGGCGCTGCGCGCCACGTTTGCGAATGACAGCCTGAGCGCGGCCATCGCGCAGGCGCGGGCGCAGTTCGACGACCTCCGGAAATCCACGGAGGCCGCCTACAGCGGCAAGAAGAACGAAGCCGAGCGCACCCGCGTGCTCGCCGAGCTCAACACGCTCGAAGCCCGCCGGATTGAGATCCTGCAGCAGCAGGCGGCCGTAGCCCTCGCGCTGGCGACGCAGGATTTGGACGCGCGCGCCCTCGTGGCGGCGGGCCGCACGGGCGAGGCCGAGGCGTTGCGCGAGCAGATCGCCGCGCAGAAGGAGCTCACCGCCGCCGTGCAGCAGTACGGCGCAGACGCCGCCTACGTGACGAAGCTGCGCGAGGTGCAGGCCGCCGAACAGGCGGCGGCCGACACGGCGCGCCAGCTCGCCGAAGCCGAAAAGGCGCGCACGCAAGCCCAGCAGGCCAATGCCTTCGGGCTCGACGTGCAGGCCCGTCGCCAGACGCTGAGCGGCGACGACCGCGGCGCCTTCCTCACGCGCCAGCAGATTGGCCAGAACAGCGCCATCGCGCAGGCCGAGGATCTCGCGCGCGCGGGGATCATCACCGCCGAGGCGCTCGCCGACTTCAAGCGGCTCCTCGGCGACGAGTTCACCAAGGCAATCACGGATTTCGACGCGGCGGTCGCGCGCGCGAACCGGCAGGTCCAGGACGAGCTGTCCCTGCGCGAACTGACCGCGCTGGGGAAGACCAAAGAGGCCGAGGCGGTGCGGCAGTCGATCGCCGACCGCAAGGAGCTCGAAGGGGTCACGGACGCGAACATCCGGCAGACGATCCTCTACGTGCAGGGCCTTGAGGCGGAAGCCCGCGCCAAGGCCGAGGCCGAGGCGGCCGCCAAGGCGGTGGCCGACGCCAATGCCGACATTGATCGGCGGATGATCGAGGCGCTGCGCGACCTCAATCCGGCCAAGGCGGCGGAGCTGGAGGCGAAGGCCACGGAAGTCGCGCGCGCGCAGGAGATCGCGGCCGCGACCGATGCGACCGTGCGGGCACGCCTCGCGGAACTGTTTGCGCTGCAGGACACGGCGAAAGCACACGCCGCGCTGACCGCCGAACTGGAGAAGCAGGCGCAGAGCGCCAAGGCGCTCGCCGATCTCACGACCAGCGTCGAGGACGACTACCTCCGATCGACCGGCCGCACGTTCGAGGCGGAGGTCAACCGGCTCAAGAAGGAGCGC